GTGCGGGGCGAACTCTTTTACCTCTGAAATCTTTGAGCCGTTTTTGTAGAGAGCCAACGTCCTGTATCCGGTTGCGTCTGCTACCAAGGTAACCTGACCAATGAAAAGATAAACGCCAGTCGCGCCAGCAGGAATCGTCAGCCGGTTCGTGTTGCTGGCTACACTGTGCATCGCCGTGCGATCGTAGGACTCGGTATCAAACGTGAGCGCCGTGAGCGTCGTGTTCGCAAGGGTCTGGGCTGCGGTGTCGGTAACCTTCGTGGCGTCCTGTCCAGTGGAAGAGAACGTGGACGTAGACGATACCGCAGCGGAGTGAACCACTGCTCCAGAGAATGTCCATGCGCCTGTGATCGTCTCGTCCTGTGCGAGAAACGCAGCGGCGGAAAGCACCGGAGTCGTAACGCTCTGCACACCGTCGGGAGGATCATTAAACGCGTAGCTATCAGTCATTACGTCTTTAGCCAACTGAATCATGTTCAGACGAATGGAAGCGTTGACGTACGCCTCTATGCTTTCCACCATCGCGTTCAGTTCGGCCTGAGTAAGAGTTGTACCAGACGTATAACCCTCTGTTGCGTCCAATGCTGTAATTGAAGTTGCCATTATCCTATCCTCGCTCCCGTCTTACCTGCGTTCACTTCCACGTCAACCATGATGCCAAGCAGTTCGAAATCAACTGCGTCCTCTTGAAGTGTCTGTTCGTGCTCAATGAATAACTGATACGTCATTCCGTGTCCGCCAATTCTCTTTTTCAAAATCTTCATCTCTGGGATTCCACCCAGTATCGAAGCACCAAGAACGAAATCCTCTCCGAGTAAGTCCTGGTCCGACGTGTCGGTCATGTCGAAGTCGAGATCGTTGACGACCCTTCCGTCTATTTTCATTTTCACGTTGAACGTTCCACTCGATTGCGGAACAAATATCGGCGCTATATAATCGAACTCGAACTCCTCATCCAACGAGGTCGGGGAGATGATGCCACTGACGAATGTTACTGGTGGAATCTTCTCTCCATAATCAGTAAAAACCTCGCTATCAATAACCCCAAGTCTTCCGTCCGGGCCACCAATGAGAGACTTCACCTTCTTCGTGCCGTAATCTATATATTTTGCTACCGAGGTAGCGTTGTAACTATGCCATTTGTACCACTTTTTTGCAACCAAAGAGTAGCCCCAGACGTCCGTCGGATAATTATACGACGACGCAGGGAACGTGAACAGTAGCGATTGGAACTCCCGATCATAGTGTCCCCACATGTATTTCGCCCTGCGGAAGTTCACGTCCCCACGCCAGTCGTTTTGAATGTCGCGCGACAGCAAATCCGTCTCGATCTCAGAGACCTTATCAGATGACGAGAAGTAGTGGACCCCCTCGTCAGACGGGAAGAACATCGTCCCGCCGGCGGACACCACCGAGTTGTGGCTCACGCACCCGACGTTGTCGGATATCTTGGTTGGGACGAACTGCGTCCCGTAGGCCGTCTGCACGGGAGAAACCCGGTAGGTCGCGTACCGCTTCATCACATAGATCGATCCCCAGAACTGAGGGGTGATAGCCGTGATGCCGTCGGGGTCTCCGTCGTTGATGTCGAGGTCGATCGCGAACGCGTCCCTGGTCACGAAGTCCGTAGGATCGTTTGTGACGCTCACCAGCAGGCGCCCCGGATAGTCAGGGTCTGGGATCCAGAGCCTGTTCCAGGCCACCTGCCCGAACTTCGCTACCTGCTCAGAAGAGGTCAGTGTGGCAACGCTGCCGGTCTGATTCCACGCCTGGATGGGGGTCGTCTCGTCCTGAAAAAAGACCGCGAGATACCCGTAGAACTTGGCGAAGGAGACAGCCTCGTCCAGAGGGATGGCCTGAGTGCCTGTGATGTTGTCAACGGCGTTGTCAGAGGGCCTCACAGCCTTCAGGAACTTGCCGTCATAGTAGACGACCCGCTGGGTGCCAAGCCTGTGGTAGTCAACCATCCCGAGGATCGGTCTCCCGTTCGGGGAGATGTCAAACGCGTCCGACTTCCCGGGGCGCTTCTTCTTCGTAGAGTAGGTCGTATAAATGACATTATCCGACCTGATGATATCCTTCGGGGATATCAGGAGAGGATGCTTGGTCGAATTCTGCGACCCGTCATACGGATAAAGCCTCTGCTGTAGTATTTTATCTGGCATCAGCTATCATACTCCAGTGCTCGCGCGGCCCTGAACATATCGTCACGGTTGTCGTAATCATGGACGCGCCGAAACCTGTTGGCGTTCACAACAAACTTTGGCTTAGGCTCGGTCTTCCGGTGCTCGTTCCTCATCTCCTTGAGCATCCCCATCGCGTCCCGCAACTCCTTGTCGCTGGACGTTCCCTGCCCGTTAAGCTTGAACCATTCGTAGAGTGCGAAGTGGACGAGCATCCAGCGAGAGTCCATCGGGATGATCGGCTCGTTAGCGTCCTCCGTCATTGGGGTGATGTTCATGCTGTAATCGAGGTGGATGAGCCGGCTCTTGTCCGGGGTGATCGGCAGAAGCCTGATGCAGTCCACCTTGTCGGTGTCTGCGCCACCGAGGAAATCGTAGTCGAGGATCATGTCGTCGAGCAACTCGAGGGAGTTGTTCATATTGATCTTGCCGTCGATCGTGTAGAACGTCGGATAGGTGACCGTCGAAACGCTCGCCGCCAGCTTCCGGTTGAAATCCAGGGTTGAGAGATAGTCTACCTGGCCGTAATTGCGCGCGACGTCATCAACGATATATAGCTGTTTAACTGTATCGTAGTCAGGCGGCAGAGCGAACTCATACTCATATATTTTAAACGTAGCATCTGCATCAGAAGTGCCAAGGAATTCCCCCTCGAGGTAGAACTTGCCTGTGGCTACCTTGTACCCAATGATGCGGTACAGATCGCCAGAGCCGTTGAATCGAATGGATCTCCCGACGTATGCCTTGCTCACGGTGAGACCTGTCATCGTAATCTCACGGCTCTCGTCAACGATCGCTACCGACGACACGCCAGACTCAGACTCGACAGGGGTCTTAAAAGCAAACGTGCGATGAAAGGATCTCCACCACCAGTTGCGCTCAGTGCCAATGCGCATGTAATGCTCGTTGAGAAACCCCTTTACAAGCTCGCGGTCGACCGTCTCGACGGTTCCTTCGATGCGGCCACGAGACTCGACGATGGAGATCATATCTCCGAACGTTTTGCATTTAATCGATGGAACAGTCATCCTTCCCTCCCAAGTTCGAGTTCTTCCAGCCTACGCTTCATATTAGTTTTTCTATAAAAACTTATCAAGTCGCAAAGTGCGTCGTTTCCCCTTCGGTCCTTATAAACAAACACCCTGAGCGCCTTTATGAGTTGAAGCTCCCGTCGCTCCCAGTCGTTTCTCGGGGCAAGGAAGATGCACTCGTCAACGCTCTTTTCGCATTCAGACATACGATCACCTATGGGCTTGATCAACAAGCTTGTCGATCTTGATATCAAGCTTCTCGATCATCCTGATGATGAGTGTTGCCTCGTTCCTGGAAAACGTGGCCTTCTGCAAAGCGCTTATCTTGGTATCGATTTTCGTATCCATGTGGGAAATGATTCCCCACCCAAGACCTCCGATTGCAACGATCAATCCAGCGGTTCGAAGTACAAGTCCGGTGCTTCCGTCTAATGGGCTGAATGTCATGGCGCTGGCTCCAATTTTAAAACTGCTTGTGCTACGTCTCATCTCCAAAAATGCTAAATGCAACCTTGGTATGACCAGCGTAAACCCATATAGAATCGCCGGCGTTGATCGTTATAAGCCCGCCATCAGTAACCTTGAGCGTTGTATTAGCGGCCAGCGCTGCGTCGTAATAGATAGCGTTCGCCGTGCCAGCCGTGTCTCCGTTCGGAACGACTTGAATCCTGAATGTAGTAGCAACCCCGTTCGAGTTACAAACAAACATAGCCGAGACGGACGCAGTGTGCGTCGTCCCAACTTCGTATAGTTCAGTAGCTGTCGTCGCCGCTGGTGATGCCTGTTTGAAAAGTCTGTATGCCATTAGCTTTTAGGCTCCAACTCATGCAATGATTGCGGGCATGGCTCGAAATACATATGCACCTTTGTCTTCGGCTCGTAGCAGTTACACTGGCACGTTCCGTTAACTTCTTCATATGAAGACCGATCATAGTCGTTCCACCAACACTTGACCGCACACGCCATCCGGCCAAGGGCCAGCGAAACAACATCCCAAGGAAGATAACCGCCTCTCATGCTTTCAATGTCCACGTTACCTCCTTATGGAGTAGCAAGGAACTGCCCGCCGAAAGATGCGTTCTCATCACTAGTTGCTCCAGTGGGCTGTGTCCCGTCCTGATATATAGCCCCACCTATTGTATCAACTCCGTAAGAGTCGCACGTAGTAGACGATACCGCGTCACTTATCCGAACGTCTGTGTATGTAGACCATATGCCTCTTTTGGTGGATGAAAAGTCGCACTGATATACGAAGTGATACCCACCACGCATCGGCTGATAACCAATACCGCCGTTGTTGAACACCATGTAATAAAGTTCAACGCCTTGGGTGTATATGGACTGGACGCCAACACCTAAATCTTCGTTGTTCTCCAACTCAATGCCTTGGAATATAATTATTGCCGAGTTGTTGCCTACATAAAATATTGGCTGGTCAGCGGTGGTGCCATCTAAGTTGTAATGCCCAGCGGTCGGGCGCGAACCGCTTTGTCCTTGGACAGTAATTCCACCATTGGCGAACCCAACAATCCTGATTGTTGTGGTGATTGTTATTGCCTCGTCAGCCAACTGGACAACGTACGTGTTGCCACCCAAATCCCTCGGCAGCTTGTTAATCGCGTACTGAATCGTATCGCACGCGCTTGCACCAGTTGCCGTCCCGCATCCCGGGTGGTCGGCTCCGCTGGTGTTATTCACATAATGCGTAAACGTAGTTAGTGTTGGACGAGCCGCTGTTGTGGCCTCTCCGTTCTCAATCCCCGAGCCACCCAGCTGCACAGCAAACGCTGTTGACGAAAGTAACATTGCAGCAATGATTGTTATGATTTTTTTCATTAGTTATCGCTCCTTGAGATTTCGTACCATGTGTCCTCGTCATCGTCCCATGTAATCATCAGGGTGTCACCTTTACCGAGAGTAAAATCAACACCACCAGCCAACTCGACGCCAAGACCATCTGTAATCAGCACGGTGTTCGTGTCGTGTGTGCCCTGAATAATGCAGGTCTGACTCTCGTTCTCGCCATCGTTAATCGCCGGGTCTGCGTCGAGGACGACCGCACCGCCATTACCAACGACACGCTCTACCTTGTCACCGCACGTTATCGCACCGTCATCGGAAAGGGACTGGTCTGCGCCATCGCCAAAGTAGATGTGGTCGCCAATCGCAATCCACTCGTCTTGGTTCCCATCAGCGATAACCGTAACGGCACCATATGACTGAGTAATATATAGCTCGTCTGTGCCGTTCACTGTTTTTGAAGCTGGGACAATAGCGACTGGATATAAGTCAGCATCTCCGTCTTGGTCATAAACAACATACGTCCTACCATCAGTCAGGAGAGAGTCTGGAAATCCAATGTCCCTGTCTCCGCCAGTATCAATGGACGAGAGGTAGTACGAAAAAGCAGTAATCGTATAGTCTCCGCTCACAACGTCTTGGTCAAATGCGATACCGTCATCGAGGTTGATTGGAGCTGACGTAGCAGCGCCACCTATCGAGACATACCCTGCATTTGTCACACCAATGTTGATGCCGCCAACAACAGCGCCACCTATGTTTCCACCAACGTCGATGTTGATTACACCAGTAGTGCCAGCTGCAGCGTCTGCAGTGGTGATATACATATCGTCATTAGCACCAACTGCCCCGATGCTCATCTCTCCTTCTGATGCCAGAGCATAATCTGCGGTGCCTTTATCATAGAACGCATATGTCGTACCCGTTGTTGTCGTGTAATCCAAGTTTGAAGTGAACCCAGCAATCTTTGAATTAGCGTGAGATGCAGAACCCTCAGTTGCGTTAGCCATGAATGAAGTAACGACTGAGTCGGTTGCTAGGGCATAGTGAATCAGATTGCCGTTAACAACAAATGAATCGTCTGTGGCAGAAACGTACATATCAACATTCAATGCACCGATGTCATCTGTAACAGACTTGGTGCCGCTACCACCTGACGTGAGTTGAGCCATCGTCAATGTCTGAACTGCTGCATCAACCACCTGAAACGCAGTAGTTGGTGCAGCCGCAGTGCCAACTCCGAGATACCCTGCGTCGGTAAAGTAGAATAGGTCGTCAGTATGGTTGGTGATAACGTAGTCGTGGGTAGTCGCGTCGGACCTGAATAACCACGAATCGTTATTATCGTCACCTCCATCTGCGTCCAACATCATGATGGCGTTGCCATTCTGTATTGCCTGAATATGAAGCTGTTGCTCTGGAGTGCCAACACCGATACCAACGTTGCCTTGTACCGCAGCGGAAGCGTATGCAAGGATGACATCACCGTCTGCTCCACCATTCTTCAGCGCACCACCGTAGACATAAGCGTCTCCACCGTTACGCAACTCAGCGGCCGCCGCGTTTCCATCAGGAGCAACTAGGTACACATCTGTTCCATCGTTTCCGGGGAAAACGAGACCAGTAAGCAACAAGTCTCCACCGATAGAAGCGAAATCTATATCAAAATCAGCACCAATATGGGAAGACGAATACGCGATAGCGCCTTCACTCCCAGCGTTATCTACGTAGGTTGCAAGAAAGCTGGTCATGAATGTTCCAGCTGCGTCCGCTGCATCTGAAACTATAACCCCTTCAACGCCGGCGATTAGATTTCCAGTTGTAGTCAACCCCTCTGACTGAGCAGATGCGGTCACTGCTGCGTTGCCAGTGCTTCCGGTGTTCCCTGCATAGTAAGCAGCGACATTAAAGCCAGATGTTGAACCAGCAGATGGTTGTGCTGCAGCGCCATGCTGAACATTAACAGTATCCACCGTCGGAGGGGCTGCAATGTCTTCGACCTCAAATGGATTGTCTGGTGTTGCATCTCCGATGGCAACGTACTGAGTATCATCAATCGCCATCGCCAACGCCAGCCCTGACCCGCTGTTGGTGTAAAACAATATCTCTGCGGGTAAGTGAGTGGCGCCAGCTATACCGTTCTGGTTTACCTGAATCACGCCACCAGTAGCCCTCTCGCTTGACGAGTTAACACCTTGGAATTGAATCAGCCCAAGGTAGTCACCGCTGTCTGTCTGTCCACTAGTGAGCGCACCAACAGCAGCGAGGTCAGCCTTGGATAATGTAAGTGAAGCAGCGTTTGTGTTGTTCACAGAAAACGACGAAACTTTCGAAACAACCGACCCGGCATCTGCTATCTCTTGGAGTGATGTTGGTGCATCAATCCCGATACCAACGCTTCCACCCCACGTCGCTGACTCTTGGTTGTAGGTAAGGATGACATCACCAGCGACTCCGTTGGCTCCGCCGTTATTCTGGTCTCCTTTGAATCCACCTGCTAAGTACAGGTTTCCACCGTCTCCGCCATCGGCTGCTGCACCAGCAGTACCACCTGGAGCACCGCCGCCAGCATATAAGTGCCACGCACCACCATCAGGCCCGGCATTGGAAGCGGTAGCATCGCCGCCCTCAGCGCCAGCAAATATTGTATCGTATCCTGCCGTGTCGTCTTCCCCGCCGCTATGCGCAAAGCCCTTGGAGAATGGACCATCAATTTCAATCGCGTAACTTTCAGCCGCTCCACCATCGGGGTCCCAGAAGATTGACATACCAAGGACGAAGGCATCAGCGTTGTCAGCAGCGTCACCAGCCATGTCGATTGCAAACGCAATCATCTCTTCGTCGGCACCGAGAGCACCAGCTATTGGGCCGATTCCAAGAACTATAGCGAGTTCATCAGCTATCATCGTTGGAGCAAAGACTGCGTGGGCTGGCACTCCACCTGCGATAGCAGCCGCTGCGTTGGAACCCATCCCAAAAATGTCCCTATTGAATATGGACGTGGTCAGGCTGAGCGTTCCTACCTCAGTTCCACCAGCGTCAAAGCGCACTATATTCTCGTCGGCTGATTCCTCTGTCTGTACGAGTGTGTCCTTATCTGCGTCGTAGATAACCGACGTTTCCTTGACACAGACCGCGCCAATCATAATATAACCAGACGCACACGAATCGCAAAGATACCCTGAGTATCCAGTATTGCACTGACAGTTCGGAGTGGTTGAAAAGTTTGCAGCGGCGGTGCTATTGCAATCAACGCCAACCGTATTGCCGGTTCCAGCGGTAACAGGTCCAGAGATGTTATCGTGGGATCCACTAACGCGCTGCGCCTCGCACTCGGTATCGGCTAAGAAAATATCAGTTCCAGCACCGACACCAGTCACGCAACCCTGATACGCAATATAGTTTGGTCTGCAATCATCAGTACCAACGTTCGTAACACACTGCGAAGAAACGTATGCCATTGCATTTGCAGACATCAGCAAGAAGGCAAGCGTTACGCCAGCGATAATCTTCTTCATCTTGTCTCCTTACTTGCAGCAAGCAAATGCCTTCTGCTCATTGCAAAATGTGATATATGATTCCAAGTCAGTGAGGTTCCAAAACCTTGCGTACTGATCTCCGCCGTTGTCAGACCACCCGATGCAATCGTTGCACCCTTTGGTGGTGCTTGAAAAACCCGGCGCTCCACCGTTCACCCAATATCTTCCAGTACATGGCGCACAGTTAGTTCCAACCCACCCTTCGCCGGCACCAATCAACTCAAGCATCTCTTCGTTTGTGCAAACCCTAGCATCCACATTGCTCATATCGGTAGCGCAAAGTCCATTCGCGGTATCATAGTCTGTCTGGTCGCCGTCGTATGTGGCAGCCGCAGTAACTCCAAGGAAGTCAACTGACCCAACCGGAGTAACACCACCAGAGGTAATCTGAACCACGTCGCAATTGTCATTGATGTAATAGAGATCGACGTCTCCGGTAACCGCGTTATATTTCGTGTACACCTTCCCGCGATCAGCAATGCACGCGGGGTCAGCGGACTGTTTATAAAACGTCCTCGGACCGGAATCCAAAATCACATTTCCGCCCAAGACGTTTGGCTGCGTCGTGCCAGCAATCTGCGCAAACGCAGATGCAGGAATGAGCAGCATCAAAAGGATGAGTAGCTTCTTCATGCTTACCTCGCAATCGAGTTGATGTCCGCGTAAAGTTTAAACGTTCCGGTCGGATCGGTTTGGGCCGTGGCCTCTTCCTGCTGGTACACCGTAAAATAACGTCTGCCGTTCGGCTGGACGGGAACGATGTGGCCCTCTGGAGTGGTCGATGAAGTCCACTGCCGGAGCAAATCCGCGGCCCGAAGCACGCCGCCACCGATCGACTCGAAGCCAAGCTCCATCGGGAACGGCTCTGAATCCTGAAGGTCGCGCGGAAAAGCGATATAAAGGTTCAACCCGGCCTCTGCACCCTTCGTGTAGTGGAGTTCCAGGTTGAACGTTTCCCCAGTCGCGTTCTCAATGATCCCGCAAACCTGAAGTTTGTCGGCAGAAACTTTCACATACTCTCCATCATGCAGAGTGATGAGCGGCTTCTTCACCATTTCAACTAAGTTGTGACGCATCTTTCCTCCTTATAAAACGACCCCATAGGCACGTTATAGCACCTTGGGGCCAGTTTGTATACAAGTGGTGAAGGCTCTTATCGTTGCTGTGCCGCTTTGACATAATCAACATTGGCGGTTCTGGCGTCAGTGCTTCCTGCGCCTATGGCAATCGAAAGCCTTAACTCGGCGGTCGGGATATTGGTCGTGATCTCAGTCAACTTCGACCCGTCTTTCCAGAACTCGACCTTGCTTGTACCGATTACCTTGAACCCCAATGTGATGTAGGTATCTGCTTCAAAAGTCGCGGCAGAAGCCTCGATGCTTTCAACCGAGCCGGTTGAGCAGCCGCAGTTGATGCCCGTGCCGCCATCGTCCTTAACGAAATAGATGCCGTCGGAAACAGCGGCCATCGGGAGACCAGTATCAGTGTCGCACAGGCCAACGAGCCAATCCATATTCGTGGCTTCAGAAGCTTTGAACCGAGTTTCAAAGTAGATGTTCTTGCCGCCAGCGGGGAGGAAAGCCTCCGCGCCAAGCTGCATACCGAGAACGTCGTTCTCCGTAGCGGTGTTCGTCAGAAGAAGAACACCACCGACTTCGTCAGACAGAGCTTCAGTCGCACCAGCATCGGTTTCCGTAACGGTCCAGTCGCCCGCAGCATACGTGAAAAAGTCATTCTCGTACCAAGCGAAGCCAGAGCCAGGTCCAAAGTCCACGCCTTCCCACATCGACTCGGGGATGGCGGGGACATTGTCTACAATCTTAATTCGATCATTATCGATCAACATTGGTTCAGTCATGTTAAACTCCTATCAAGCTGGTGTTTGTGGTGCGCCAGCGTCCACATGTGTGAGCGGGCCAACAACCTGAATCTGGTCTGTAACTGTTGCGCAAACCGCCGTGGTATTGGTCGAAGGATTGACTACCAAGAGATTGCCCTCAAGTAATCCAGAGACACTGTCGATCGCGTTATCAAGCGTTGCCGCTGAAGTGCTACCAACGAGAGCGCAGGTAAAAATTGGATTGACAACCAAGTTGCTAAACTGCAGCGCACTTGTATGCCCAACCAGCATGAACGCCTTATCAGAGTTCGAGCTTGAACAGGTAAACTGACAGTCACGCATCAGGAGATGCTTACACTTCGTTGTGCCACTGTTCAAAAACCTTACGGTTGCTCTTGCAGCCGCTTGAAGAACCGTGTCAGCACCAAATTCGCAAGCAATGAACGTTGAACTGTCACCGCGTAATACTGCGTCTGAAACTGCAGCATCGCTAAGGTCAGACAACTTCATGAACGAACAGTTAATGTACGTGTTCGCTTCGCCTGAATCAATGAGACATGCGAGCGAAGCTGCGTCGGTTCCTGTATTCACAAATTTCAAGTTCTCAAACGAGTTGCCCGTACCAGAGACTTCGATTGTAGAATCAACCGCTGCTGCGGTTCCCGTAGCAGTCGTTGCAATCCTTGCTCTCTGTGCATGGAACATTCCAGAGCCCAAGCCTACGACATGGATTCTATTTTTGACCCATGTGATCTTGCTATCTTCTTGGATTTCTGAATCGCCGTCGATGAGGATGACATCATTGTTGTTCGACGTGCATTTTGCATAAGCTGCGCTCAACGTTTTGAGCGGCAAGGTCTTTGTCTTGCCATCGTTTCCGTCAAGGCCGTTACGATAGTCTACAAAGTAGACGTTGCCAAACATAGCTGGAATACCGCCGCCGCCCATTACGGGCATACCGAAACTCGTCACACCATTTGGAAAATCAGTGAAACTCATATAGACCTCCGTATAGGGACATAAGAAAAATGCCGGGGGGATTTCCACCCCCCTTTACCCGCGAAAAGTTCTTATTTATGCTCCAGCGTTGCCAGCGACTCCGCGCCAGTTGCTGTACCCTTTGTCGTAACGACAGTTTGCCGTCAGTTCCCAAGCCAATGCCTTCTTGTCGTAATCTGAATCCGTCTCAAGCGCTTGACGCGTGAGGAACATAAGGTGATGTTCCATCTTCTCGGCAAACATGAACCAAGCGGTGTCACTCGACAGATAATTCCAGAAGCCGCCCGGAAGCAGTTTCAAGGAATCATACATCGTGTTGATCGCGTTGTTCGCATTCGTCGGATCGTACATCGACTTCACAATCTCTGCCGCGACATCTTGAAGCGCCTGCGGGACTACGAGGCTGGAAGGTTTGTACTTCACGATCTGGCCGTTCTCGTTCACCATCGACTGCATCACGTTACGAAGAACGCGCGAGGAGGTGAGAGAAAGTTCAGCCGCCGCACCGATGTTCGTGCCAAGGACGCCATCACCATTTTCGAGGGGATGGGAAGCCGAGAACAAAGCAACGCCGTCATAACCAGTTTCCGTGAAACCGTCATCGAGAACCGATGCCGCGTCGTATTCTTTGATCTCAAAGTGACCCTTGCCAAAGGACCGCGTGGCGCGCTCAATGAAATTGAACTTGCCATCGTTGACTGATTCCTTCGAGATACGATATCCCGTCGCAAACGTTGCAGCCGTGTACGTCTTGCTGTACCCGGATTTGAGGGTCTGGAACTGGATCGGCGTATTCTCAGCCTTCTCGACCGGATTCTGCAGACCGGAAATCGTGGTGGTCTGATAGATGTCAGTTCCCATGGACTCTTCATTGAAGAGAATGGGAATCATCGAAGGATAAGACTCTTCGATTGCGAGGATTACGGCTTCCAGTTCAGGAAGTTTATCTTCTCCAAAAAAATCACCAAAATTAGACCTGACATTGGTAGCCATTCTTCCTCCTTAGAAAGTGACGCTGGGATTAAACTTGCATTCAACTGTGACAAATTCTCCGAGAGCGTTCGCCACACTATTGCGCGAATCAGCTACCCGTAAAATAAACACAGCATAATCTGTAGCATGAGATGTTGCACCTGCGATTTCCATCTTCGAGCGGAGAGTCGTCGTGTCGCCTGTCGTATAGTTGATGGCATAAGACAACTCGAGGTCACCCTGAACGTCAACATCGGCGCTGTCAACCTGGGCGCGCATGATGAGGTTAGCACAGGCCGGCGTATAAGCGATCGTTCCGCCAGCACTTGCAGCCTTATACTCATTCGCAATGCCAAGAATGCGCGTCGGCGTTGCTGATCCACAAGCGCGTGCATACCCGTCCGTGTGCAACTCAACAATGTCGCCTGGATAGATAGCATCGTTTGCATCAGCAATCGAATGGAGCACGTCCTGAAGTTCTCCACCAGCCTGCATATAAACTGGTTCAAAACCCATCGGGAAATCAGTGTTAGCCATTTGTCTTCTCCTTACCTAGAAATTCGTGAACGTCCATTTTCTTTTCATCACTCGTTGCTTCTGGACTGAAACCGCTCAAGTTGCCGTCGTTCTTGATGATGTCGTTTAAATCCCTACGACCCATCACGACCGCCTCCTCCATCTTACGCTGCTCGTGCTCCTCTTTGCTGATATATCCGAGGACCATCTCGCCCCGATGTAAGAAATTATCTGGAGCAGCCGCGTACTTATCTTGCATATCAGAGGGCAGGTCTTCCACTTTCAACAACTCGTACCCATCGGGATGCCACATTCCGTTCTTCTGCAATCTCGGTAAACTCAAAAAACAAAAATGCTTGTCCTGATTAGCGTCCAAAATTTCATCGGGGATTTGAAGTAAGTTGCGACGTGCAAAATACCTCCGTGTTATTTCTTTTTTTGTCTGCCCCTTTATCGTCTTTTCAAGACCAATTTTCGGAACTGTTCCAGACTTTCTAGGACGACCCTTCGTTTTCGTTTTCACAAAATCCTCCTGATTGTAAGTGTGTCAATTAAAAAAAGCAAGGAAAAAATCCTTATATTTCAACATCTTACATTTTGTCTTTCAAATGCTTCTCATAAAGCTTCGGATCAAGGCCAAAAGATGCGCCGAAATCAAGCGTCTTTTGGGTGATCTTTTTCTTCGGTGGGGCGCCGTTCCCTGGCCCGTGCGTGGCGTTCTGCGCCTGACCTGCACGAATGCTATTCAGGTCGATCGGAGCGATCCCCAACTTGTTCGCCGCGCTCTCAACAGCAAGCGATGTCGCCATGTAAGAATTCTTCGCGTGATCATCAAACGAGTTATAAATCCGCTGCGACTCGCGCCAAAGCGTAGAGTTCGGATTCATAATGTCTGGATACTTGGAAGCCATCTGGCCTTCCAGATCCTTTTTCTTGTCCTTGATCTCAACGCTCTTCGATACGCGCTCCATCACGTTCTTCTCAATGTCAGCCTCGTCAACCGTTCCACTGTTTTTCTTCACGAGCGACACGATCGCTGCAGCCTGCGTCTCGTCAATGCCGAGAGTCTCCAACTCACTGCCAAGCTCAGTCTCCTGCCTCTTCGTTATTCTCTCCGCAGGTTTGTTCGCAGCCAACTTCTCGTCCATCACGCCGGTCATCTTCGCAACGAGATCGTTCATCATCGTCTCGCTCGACTGACGCTGCTCCGCGATCATCTCCTCTTTGAACTTCGCAGGATCGAACTCGTTCTCCATAGCCGTTTTGTTCTCTTCACTTAGATGTTTGTTCTCTTCCGTCATAAAGCCTCCGGTTATTTAAACATTCCAGGTTTCTTCGTCTTGACGGCGCTGGGTTTCCCCTTCGTTCCGCCCTTTTTGGTTTTCTTGTCACTCACCTTTTTGATCTTCGCCATCGCTGGCCTCCTTTTCGTTCTGTTTTTCCGCTATATAAAGCCTCTGAAGTAGGAGGCGACTATTCGCAACGTACTTCATCTGATAGTACCTTCCGTGGTTGAACGCCATCTTGCATCCATAGTCGTTCGTGTCGAGCAACTCCTCCGCCGGAAGTTTAAACGCCTCTCCCATTCGCTCGCCAATAAGCTGTGACTCAAGCTCCATGAACTTCTTGAAGTCCGGGTTCTCTCGCAGGTCAATCATCGCCTGTGCATACCCGCGCTCCGTATCGCTCATCTTGAATTTCACAGCGGTCTTCTTTTTCTTGAACGCGCTCTTCTGTTCTTCATCTACAATTTCCTTCATCCTATCCGCATAGGTACTACTCACTGTCACCTCCCTGTGGTGGGTTGATTACCGTTTGATCAGGCGAGCGCGGAACCTGCGCATCTTGCTGCGGAGGCGTCTGTCCGCCCTGCAACCCCATCGTTGGAGACTGCTGACTCCCTGTCGGGTTCTCCAAGTTGGACGGCTGCTGCTCGACCTCGAAGTATTTCTTGTGCTGCTTTAAAACGTTCTTCAAAACAGACATCGCGTTCGGAGACACAATGCCGTGCTGAGCCTCAAGCTCCGCCGCCGGGGAATCCAATATCTGCGAATACATCTCTATCTTCCCCTCGCGCTCTGGATCGTTCAACCCAACCGGAGGAGGAATGCCCTGCATGATCATGCGAAGCTCGTGCTCCATCGGAACCGAACCGTACCCGTCAGGCTTGGAAACAAATCGCTCCGCGCGCGCAGTGCCAAGCGTGCGGTGAACCTCCATCATAATCTCGTACACGTTCTGAGGTTTGATAACTCCCGTCTGAATCGGTAACGGCTGGAATGAAAACTGCGCCATCTCCATCGCGTTCTGCTTCTCGATATCCTTGTTCAAGTTGCTGCCGTTCGCGTAAATACCGAAGTGAACCCTTCGGGCCAACTCGTCGCGCGAAATATCCATCTTGATCGGCTTCCCGTCTTCGTCGATCATCGGAACGCCATACGCGCCAGTCACGCTGATCTTCAACTTCGGCGGCATCATCACCGTGCAATCGCTGTATAACCCTTCAAACAATTCCGACATGCAACTCTTCACGCGCTGAAACCAAACGTCGTGCAACATATTAGCATTCTGACCAAGTGCTTGCACGCCACTCGTTGAACGCAGCGGTCCCACGTTCTGTCCAACTTGTCCAACCGTTGTCGGCCCAATCGCGGTCATGCGCTCGGCCATCGATATAATGCCACCCTGGATCGCCTGCGACCACGACGGGTTCACGTTCCAACTGAAGAAGTTGATGTCCGCTTTCGGATCCTCCATCTTGATGCCCAGCCCCGGTTCCACTCTCACCTCTTGTGGGTCCCATGTGGAGTCTCCTTTAAAACCAAACATCGGGTTGTTCGCCAACGTGCCGGCATCAATCGACTGGTTCACCAACACGTCCAACGAATCGTTCAAGTTGAACATCGTCTGCACCATGCCTCGCCCAATAGACCGTCTCGGCCTGCGGAACAGATGACACATATGCAACGGGATCTTTCCGTTGGATGAAATCCTATCCAGGTACGTCCAACGCATGAGCGTATTTGTATTCGGATTGATGATGTATTGAAGTCTGTCAGGTACTGAGAAGTTGTCTTCACCGTTCAATGAACAACTGTCGTACACCACGAGACACTCGTACGTGTCGCCGCCAGACGTAGACGTCGTGTTGATACCAGTCTGGAAATCTTCAGCAGCACGTCGCGTGTTGAGATAAGCCTGCGCACTAGACGTCGCCTTGTTCACACCGCCACTCTCAAGCACCACGTTCACAGCGTCTGAATCCATATACTCGCTGTCGCGAAAACGGATCAACTGCTCTTTCGAAAAATAACAAACCTTGATAACGGTTTCATGCTCGTTCAGATCCGTGCAGTCTACTACGTCTCCCTTGAATAAAACGAACGCAGGATCTTCAGCAACAACCGTCGGTCCATTAAACACAGTGCGAATAATGCTCTGTTCACGATAAGGCTCCTTGATAAACTCACGCGCCATCTTGTCGAACTCTTCCTCCGGCGTGTCTTCAAACATTTTCTGAAAGTCGAAGTTCTGATTGTCAAACTTCTCGTTTCGCACGATGTCGCGAAACCTATGCTGAACCACTTCCCAACCGCGACTGAAAATTGCAACGCCGTCGCGCGTGAGATCCGTAGCCCAATCGTCAACCGCTAAATAAATACCCTTGTGATAATTCGCGTACCGCTCGAGCACGTACTTCATAAACCGCTCGATCTTTTCCACCCTCTCGACATCGATGTCCTCCTCTTGAGGATCAATGTAAAACCATGGATGACGAAAGAAAACAGCCTGCATGATTAAAGCGTGCAGGGCGTTACACTGAATCTCTGTAAGTGGAAAATGCAAATTGGACTGCCCAATAAACAAAGGCTTGCCGTTCTGTCTGGCATAAACGACTCCCCATTCATTTGTTACGCAAAAGTTTTTGCCAGTGTAACCCGTTCGCTCAATCTTCGTTGTCGTTAGATCCGTTACTTTTGCGTGCCGCTCCGAAACAATATAAAATGGCTTCCCTTGCTGCGTTTCCGTTTCATATGCAATTCCCCAAACGCCAACTTTTGCCATAACCTCTTGTACGTCGCTCGCTAATCGCTTTGATGAAGTGGCATAACTCCTATGCTTTGACTTTCTACACTTCGTTCCGTCGCCAAGCATCATCGCTTCGTACATGACTTTCAAATACGCAGACGGAGCGTTCAATAATGGTCTAGGGATAACTCGCTCTGGTTGTAGCCCACAAGAAGCAAATGCCGTCCTCCACCTCGTATCGATGCTTATTCTGAAATAGTTACCGCTTCGCCCCTTGCTATATTTAAATGGAAGTCTCTTTAATAACTCTTCAATTTTCTTGTAGTTTTCTGGTTTTGCGGACTTCGATTGAGAAATTTCGATCTGTGAATGACAACACTTGCACGCGCATCCCTCAGATAAATACCAGCCCCACAACTCAAACCAATCAAACGGGTCAACATTCTCAGGCATCAATGGGAGAGTACCTTCACTGTAAATACCGTTCCTCGGTATACCCCAATGCCTAACCTTCTTTCCAACCATATCCTTAGCTTCAACAAACTTATGTCTGTTCTTATATGCGCCACCACGCTCATCGACTAAGTACATCCTGTGGATATCGGTCACTGTTATGTCTAAACCACAACGCTTGTTGTGAAAATGGACAGCGTTATTACAATGTCCGAAACCCATTACAGCTTTAACCGGAATAAAGCCAAGCTCTCCAGTCTTGGGATTCCTGGAAAACGTATGGTCTTTCAACGTCATCGCCTCAACCGGAACCCATCCACGCTTTGTAAGCAAATCAGTCCCTGGAAGGAAACAACTTCCGTCCCATAACCCCTTGCGCGTGCTCGTTTCGAAATCCTCTACCGCTAAATAATACTTCTCCCTGCGTCTCAACCACAACGATCGGTCCCGCTCGAACGAACCAAACTTGTCAAGACCTCGTTGGACCAAATACTTATCGTCAATAACCTCGTCCGGTATTCTCATCACTGGGTCTACCGGAGCGTGAATAATCCGTCCCATTAGTTGCCTCCAATAAAATTTTCTATTTTTCTTATTATTTCATGTTCAATTTCTGCTATGTAATTAGGTGCATAAAAAACCTTCATTTCATAATTGAATCTTGCCAAGACAAGATGAAGTATCTCATGCAACGCACTTCTCTTAATGTCCTTACAACTTGAATATTCGTCGTCCCTATCTCTGGATAAACCAAGAGTGGCGCAGCCACCAGACTTACTATATTCCGCATTAGCAAGGACAGTCCTGTCACCATCGTCTATCCACTTAAATTTCAAAGAAAATCCTGGGCATAGAATCTTTCCAAGTTTCAACGCCTCTTGTTTGTAAATCTTAAAATGCTTTGCTGTTAATCTGATAGCTACCTCCTCATATATGCGCCATTGTACGTCCTCAAAAACCTACTCTGTCCTGGTGTTGAAAATTCGGGGGCCAATCTCTCTATGTATCTCGATGGATCGATGAAATCGTCGTTCGCCTTTTTAGGCTTTT